CGCAGCAGGGGACGCAGCACGGGCCGCAGCATGGGACGCAGCAGGGGCCGCAGCATGGGCCGCAGCAGGGGCCGCAGCAGGGGACGCAGCAGGGGCCGCAGCACGGGCCGCAGCATGGGCCGCAGCACGAATTCAACAACGCGACCAATTATTAAAACTATTATCTGAGGTTATTTAACCTATAACAAAAATGGAGACACAATTGACAATGACACAAAAGGAATTTTATAATACTATTCGGCCGATGTGGATAGAGCAATCAGGCTTAGATGAATCTGCATTTGCTAGGGAAATTTCTTTCGCGGTTCAGCATTCAATCAAAAATCCTTATCTCCAAAAATGCACTTCTAATTCAGTTCTTCGCGCTGTTATGAATGTGGCTCAAGTGGGCTTAACATTGAATCCGGTTTCGAAGTTAGCTTATTTAATCCCAAGATATAACGGGCAAACAAAAGAACTTGAATGCGTTTTAGACCCATCTTATATCGGCCTTGCAAAATTGCTTACCGATTCAGGTTCTGTTACCTCGATCGAATGTCATCTCATTTACGAAGGAGATTTATGCGATGTTGATTTAGCCACCGAACAAAAAATACTTAAGCATAAACCATACTTTTTAAATAGTAAGGAGAAAGGGGGTATACTTGGAGTTTATTCTATCGCTATTCTTCCAGATAAATCGAAGCATGTTGAAGTTATGTCTTTCGTTGAACTTCATGAAATACGCGATCGTAGCGAATCTTATAAGGCTTACAAAGATAACAAAATCAAAACTTGTACATGGGTTTCCGATGAGGGAGAAATGTGCCGCAAAACTGTAATCAAAAGGCATTCTAAATATTTGCCTAAGTCTGAACGAACTGCTAAATTAGAGAAGGCGATTGAGATTGATAACGAAACAAATGGATTCCGTGAGCCAATGGATTTCGGAATGTTACAATTTCTTGAAACTTCTATTGATCGCTCCACAATTGATCCAGACCGTAAGGCAAAACTTAAGATCCAAATGAGCAAATGGGAATACAAATCAGACGCCTACGAACTCATGAAAGAATTAGGTGAATCAATGCCTATTTTAGGACTTCACACAACACCACATACAGTTGATGAAATTGGTAAGGCCGCAAAATATATGGCTGATAAGGATGATTTTCAAGAACAAAGAAGGAATAAATGACCGGAACAATATTAGCGGTAGAAGTAGAAAAGATTAGCACTCGTGCTGACGGAACAATTTCAATAGGATTGGGTACGCCCGAACTATCACCTTCGGTTGTTGCTGAACTTTTCAGTTATAGAAAGAAGAAAATAGCTTGCTATCTAAGTCCCAAAGAAACAATACCACAAAAAGAAATCGACCAAGTTGATAAAATCGATATTGAATTTAATTCAAAGAGTCAGAGCCAAAGAATAAGGACAGTACTATATAAACTTTTTGAACAGGATAATGAAGGGTTTAAAGATTTTGATTCGTTCTATCATGCAAAAACTGAACTTTATATTACTCATCTTAAATCAAAATTAAACCCATGAGCGATGCGACACTTTGGAAATGGTTTAGTCAATTTATTAGGCTTAGGGATGCTTCGCCTTTTGATGGTATTGTTCGCTGCATATCTTGTGGCCGTCCTCATGTTTGGAATGATGGTGATCTTAGCGCAGGGCATTTCATCGCTGTTGGTAGCTCTTTGGCCACCAAATACAATGAGAAGAACGTTAACGGCCAATGTACTCATTGTAATAAATTTTTACACGGGAATAGTTATGCTTATTCGGTTGCTCTTAGGACTAAGTACGGACAAAATACACCAGAAGAACTTTTAATTGCAAGCAAACAAAGAGCAGATTTAGGACGAGTTGTAATAAAAACTTTGACCGAATACTACAAGAAAGAAGTTAAAAGGCTTAAACAAGAAAAGCATTTATGAATAAATACTTTATTGCCATGGATGACGGGACAAAGAAAGAAGTCTTTGGAGAACCGATTAAAATAGGACAATGGGATTGCTTTTTAGTTCATGATTCACTGGGATTTAAGTTTACAATAAATGAATATTATTCAGGCATGAAAATCACTGAAGGGATTTATATGAATGGCCCATCATTCGATCAAGCAAAAGAATTAATGTATTTATATTCCCGCCAAACAATCATCAATCATTGCAAAGGACAACTGCAATTTCATGGTTTAGATTTTCCACTTAATTCCTGATTATGTCGCAGAATGAAATTATAATCCGTTATTTGAAACCCTTTGGCCGCAAGCTTACACGTTTAACATGCTATCAAAAGTTTGGCTTCATGACAATCAACTCAAGGGCGCCTGAGATTAAGAAGCTTGGTTATCCTATTCAATCCAGGTTAGTTACAAATAAGAAAGGACAAAGATATTCTGAATATTATTTTATATGACAATAACAGCTACAAATATTAAGGCCGAAAGGCTAAGAGTTAAAAACGACCTTTTTGTAATGAGTTGTTATAGTTCAGGGGTATCTTTTACTAAGGCAGCTTCGCAACTTTTGGGAGGGGAGTGCAAAATATCTTTTGAGAAGGGTAATGGTAAATTTATAGCCTATAGAGATGATATTAATGGATTCCAAGTAAGATACCATAACGGAATAACTATTATTGGAAGTAGACCTCTACGAGAACTTCTAGAGGATTTATTTGAAAGGTCGAAGCCTAAGTTTGAAATTTCAGAATGCAATGATTTTTTTGAACTTAAACTTATAAAATGATCTACCTCCTCCTTACTCCGCTTTTATTCTTAGCTTACATGAGCTTAGTATTTTATTATTTCAAAGACTTTGATAAAGACATGAATTGGTAATCGATGGATATTTTATCAGATAAAAATGTGATCATAAGAAAAACTCGCAGATGTTATGCCTGCCTTCGCGTCTTTAAAAAAGGAACATTGATGAGATGCCAGGTTAACACTTATGATGGCATTGGTTCATGCTATTGTTGTGCAACCTGTCAAATGCTTTTAGATAAATTTCCTAAATATTTCTTTGATGAAGAAGAGCATATCTATCCAGAAAGTTGTGTATTTGAAATATTGAATGATCATCAAGCAAATAATCCAGAAGAGTTATTTACTAAATTAATGAATACATGACCCACATAGACCTAAAGACAATCCTAGAATACCGAGAACAGGAACAGAGATTAATGAAGTTCAAAAATTCGCAATGGGATAAAGTTTTTGGCTTCAATCCTTTAATCGCTGCCGTTTTCACCTGCTTAATAGGAGCCATGTTTGCAATTGCTATACTTTATATTACTTCAATTGTTGTGAAATGAACTACCAAGAATTTTTAGAAAGCAAACAACACTCAATTGGAAACTTTGGAATAGAACCAGAGTTCATGCCTGATTCAATGTTCGATTATCAAAAGTATGTTGCTAATTACATAATCAAAAAAGGTCGTGCGGCTTGTTTCCTTGACACTGGATTGGGGAAAACATTGATTGAATTAGTGACCGCTAAGAATTACATTCATGCCACGAACAAGCCTGTCTTGATTATTTGTCCTTTGGCGGTTGCATTCCAGTTCATCAAAGAAGCAAAGAAATTTGATATTGATGATATCGAATATTCTAAAGATGGAAGTTACACAAAAAAGATAGTTGTTTGTAATTACGAGCGACTAGAAAAGTTTAACAGTTCTGATTTTGATTGTGTTATCTTGGATGAAAGTTCAATACTCAAAAACTTTGAAGGAGCAATTAAACAACAGGTAACTAGTTTTTTAAAGCGTGTGAAGTATCGTTATCTTTTCACGGCCACTCCTTCGCCAAATGACTTCACCGAATTAGGAACTAGTTCCGAGGCTCTGGGTTACTTGGGTTATACTGATATGCTTACCCGTTTCTTTACCAACAACGAAGACACAATCAGCCCAATGAATATCGGAACAGAATGGATTTTAAAGGGCCACGCTAAAGAGAATTTTTTTAAATGGGTATCTGGCTGGTCCATCTCAATGCGCAAACCAAGCGATTTAGGATTTGATGACAGTAAACATATTCTACCTCCGTTGACTGTTAATTATCATTCCGTTAAAAATGAAAGAAATATGGTTATCGATGGTCAGATTATGTTATTTAATCAAATAGCTAAACGACTTACGGAGGTCCGCGAAGAAAACAAACTTACAATTGAGAAGCGTTGTGAAATGGCAGTGCAATTATCTAACCATCATCAAACTTCTGTCTATTGGTGTAATCTTAATAACGAAGGAGATTTAATCGAGGACATGGATGATGATGCCTACCAGATAAAGGGATCTATGGATTTAGATAAAAAAGAAGAACTTTTGATCGGATTCTTCCAAGGCCATATAAAAAAGCTAATCACAAAGCCAAAGATGACGGCATTTGGTCTTAACTGGCAGCACTGCAACCACACAGTTTATTTCCCTACTTTCTCCTATGAGCAATACTATCAAGCGATAAGAAGATT